ACACTCAGATGGATCCTGGCAGTGTCCAAAAGATGAATGTTGCTTTGAGCACATTTGGAATTTGGAGCAACATATGCAGTGGAATCAAGTGGGCAAGACTTTACGGCGGAGCGATTGCAATTATCTTGATTGACGGTGCCGATTACACAAAGCCTTTGAACATTGAAGCAATTGGCAAAGATAAATTCAAAGGCTTGGTGGTGATGGACAGATGGATGGTGCAGCCAAGCTTTGGTGAGCTTATCACCGACATCTGTCAGGATATCGGCAAACCAAAGTTCTACGAAGTCCTTCCTGGTGTTTCTACTTTCCCGGCGATGAAAATTCATTACACAAGAATCATGAGATTTGATGGAATTGAATTGCCGTACTATCAGAAGCTGTTTGAGAATCTTTGGGGCCTGTCTGTTGTAGAACGGATCTACGATCGGCTTCTTGCTTTTGATAGCTCAACCACTGGTGCGGCACAATTGTTGTATAGAGCCCATTTGCGGGTTATGCAGATAGACGGGTTGAGAGAAGCCCTTGCCGCAGGAGGCAAAACAGAAGCGGCAGTGTTGAAGATGTTCCAATATATTCGTCAACTCCAGACAATGGAAGGAATAACCTTGCTGGATGGCAAGGATCAGTTTAACACCCATCAATACACTTTTGGGGGCATCAGCGACATTCTTATTCAGTTTGGTCAGCAGATATCAGGAGCAACAGGGATTCCTCTGGTAAGACTCTTCGGACAATCACCCGCAGGTTTATCATCAACAGGCGAAAGCGACCTGAGGAACTATTACGACAATATCAATCGCCTTCAGGAGAATCAGTTAAGGCCAGAGCTTGACAAGCTCTTTGCTATTATTGCTCGCTCCAAGGGTTTGAAAATGCCTTCCGACTTCGAGTTCCTATTCAATCCTCTCTGGCAATTGAGCGATACAGAGAAATCAACTATTGCAGCAAATGATTCCAGTACGATATCAGGTGCAGAAGGGTCCGGCCTTATCAGCAAGGCAATGGCGTTGAAGGAATTGCGCCAACTCAGTCGCGTTACTGGCAGGTTTACGAACATCACAGATGAAGATATCAAAGACGCGGAGAATGAGCCGCCTCCTGCTATGCCGGGGATGGAAGGTCAGCAGCCGCTACCCACTCCAGGAAACGAGCCAGAGGAAGGAGATCCAAATGCGAGCCTTGGCGCTGATGATCCCGAATTGACGGAAAGCAAAGAGCACGCCAAGGTAGAAAAGAATCCAGAAGGGAAGTCTCTTGACAAGAGAAGCAGGGTGCGTGATATTTTCAAGAAGCTCTTTGATATCCGTAGAAAGGTTTGGGATGCCTTCAAAGAAGAGGAACATCCTCGAGAAGAGACAGGCAAGTTCACAAGCAAGGGCGGCGGGGTTGGTAAGAAGACGGTCGCCAAGCTCAGAGGCTCTAAACAGCCAAAGACAGAAGATGAGAAAAATCTCTATTCTCATATAAAGCAGGTTTCTGATTTCTATCAAAAGAATACAGGAGGGGCCGAAGGCAAAAGAGTTTACGACAATACATATGATCTTGTAGCAAAAGAAGGGAAGTTCTTCAAGCCTGCCGCTTCTCTCCCGGAGGGAGTCAAGCGGGGGAAGATGAAGGAATGCTATCGGAATGCTGCTATGCTTGCAATGGAGAATGACGATTATACTTATTGCGAGGGCATTGCTTATTCCAAAGCCATCAACGGCTTTCCTTTCAATCATGCCTTTTGCATTGATAAAGAGGGCAATGTGGTCGATCCCACATGGAAAGACGGGACCGCTTATTATGGGATTCCTTTCAATACGGACTTCTTGAGAAAGACAGTTGTTCTAACAGGTGTATGGGGATTGATCCCCGATTATCCTTCGAAGAAATACAATCCTTTTGAAACTGGATTTCCTAAAGGCGCGATTTCCGATGATGAAGAAGAGGGCACCAAGGACGGCAAACCTTTGAGCAAAGAAGAACTTGAGAAGATAAAAGATCCAGAGTTTGACGAAGAACATTATCGTCATGTCACCGATGAGTTTGTTGAATCCGAACATCCAAGAGAGACTTCAGGAGAGAATGCAGGTCAGTTCACAACAAAGGGTGGCGGTTCAACCTCCACAAGCAAATCAGAAAAGAAATCAAATATGATTGTAGCTCAGAAAGGGAAGGCTTTGCCAAAGCATATAGCAAGCCTTAAAATCCCGCCAGCCTGGAAAGACATAACTTATAACCCTGATCCGAAGGCTGAACTTCTTGTTAAAGGCAAAGACGCTGCCGGCAAAACACAATATGTCTATAGTGAAAAGCATTGGGCGAAAGCCGCAAAGAAGAAGTTCGGTCGCATCGAAGAGCTGAACAAGAAGTTTGAATCGATCATGAAAGAGAACGACAAAGCTTTGAAGCAAAAGAAAGAAGAGGCATTGGTTCTCAGTCTGATTATGCAGACAGGCATTCGTCCAGGTAGTTCTGATGAAATCAAAGGCAAGGTAAAGGCTTATGGAGCAACGACGCTTGAAGGTCAACATGTCGAAGCAACCGCCGAAGAGGTTTATCTCCACTTTATTGGCAAGAAGGGCGTCGAGAACAAGATCCCGATAGAGAACAAAGAGACGGCCAAGATTCTTATCGAACGGGCAAAGAAAGCAGGCAAGAACGGCAAGCTCTTTCAAACAGATGGCGGATCATTGTTGAAATACACCGCGTCTCTTGATGGCGGTAAGTTCAAGACAAAAGATTTCAGAACATTGCTTGGAACAAAAACAGCCAAGCATCTTATTGACGGAATGGAAGCGCCAAAGAATGAAAAGGAATACAAGAAGAAAGTGAAACTGGTGGCAAAAAGCGTGGCGGAGAGATTGGGGAACACCCCGGCCGTATGCCTGAAAGCCTACATCTCGCCTGTTGTGTTTTCAGCATGGAGGATTAGCGAATGAGTGATTACATAGAAGGCTTGCCGCAAGTAAGTTTTGGCGAAGTGTCAGAAGAGCCAATGGCCTGGCGCACAGATTCGGTCGAAGAAGACGACACAGACGAGGACCTTCCCGCAAGTGAGGAAGTTATCGAAATGCTTGGTTTCGATCCCGATAAAGAAGACTGGGGCGAGGAAGCCGAGGATGCAGAAGGCGGCTTCAAGGAGTCCGAGCATCCCAGAGGTCAACCGGATAATCCCGGACAGTTTGTAGAGAAAGGCAAGACGACAAGTTCTTCAGAAGGGAAGAAGAAAATTGATTTGTCTCAAGGATACAGTCGACCCGAAGTTCAAGAATCAATCAAGAATATTTTTAAATCAATGCCTGGCGCCAATATAGAGATTACTGGCCCCAAAAAAGATTTTGAAGTGCGAGTGAAAAGCAAGGCGGGCGATTTTACAGGAACGGTGCACGTCACGAAGGGGCAGTTTTTTATTGGCGGAATTCATATCAAGAAAAGCGAAGAAGGGAAAGGAATCGGCAAGCAAGTTATCAAAGATATGATTTCTTTTGCAAGACAATCTGGCATGAAAGAAGTTGCATTATTCGCCGATATCAAGGTTGGTCGTTATGCCTGGGCAAAACTCGGGTTTGATTATGCCGATAAAAATTCTCTTGATTTCGGGAGAAGATGGCTTGGAGAATTTTGCAAGAAAAGGAATATTCCTTACGATAAGGCCAAAATTAACTCCGCAAAAGATATTGCTGAGTTCAAGGTGGAAGACAAGAAAATAGATGGAATGGATATTGGCAAGGCTTTTATGCTTTCTTTGAAGGCGGAAGGCCATGGAAGCTGGGACGGGGTGCTTAAATTATGAAAGATGACGTATTGATAATCGGCAAGGGTGAAGACGATGATGACTCTTTCTTCTGGGAAGAGTTGCTTTCCAACGACGAAAAAGACTGGAGGAAAGAATATCTTGGTTTAGATCCAGATAAGGAAGTCTGGGAAGAAAAGGAAGGAGGTTCTGAATGAAGAAGATATTATTTGCGTTTTTGTTTGTCTTGCTGTTTTGCTCTTTTTGTTACGGAGCAGAGACCTATGACAATTATAATCCAACTGCCGATAAGATCTTGCAGCCAGACGGCAGCATTGTGAGCATTATCAGCGGAACAACTGTTGCCCCTGCGAATGCAACGAGGGCAAATCAATATTTGACCATGCCTTTGAGTGCGGCCAAGTATCTCATGCCTGATGGTTCCATTGTGAATGGCGTTCCAATAACAACGACGATCACAGGAACAGCAACAGAGAACTATTGTGTAAAGGTCAATGCTTTGGGCGGACTGTTCTACGGATCGTGCAGTAGTGAAGTAGATTGGTCAAACGTCGCCATAACCGGGGGAACGATCAGCGGGGCAACCATGACAATACCCTCCATCACCGCCACGGACGGCCTTGTCCTGACAGCCTCCCAATGCTCCGGGACCAGCATCAACAATTTTGGCCAGGCGGCAGCAATTACGGTAACGCTACCCGCTGCGGCTGCCGGGCTGAACTTCCTCGCAATCGTCGGCACTCAATACAACGGCGTCTTTAAAATCCAACGGGCCGGATCGGATACCATCATAGCCGACGGGGTAGCCAGCAAGACCTACGTCACGGAAACGAATCAGGTTGTGGGGAGCGAGATAGCCTGCCGGACGTTCCATACAGGGGCGGACATTTATACGTGGAAGTGTACCTCGGTGAGCGGCACTTGGACGACTGATTAAAAGGGGGAGAGTATGAAGAAAATTCTTTTATCCCTGGCTCTCGTTTTCGCTCTCGTCATTCCCGCTCACGCGCTCAGTCCCGGATTTATCGGAGCGTCGGCGGGGCTGAATACGGAGACGGCTGCCTATTCAAAAATAGCCATTCTGACAAATGCACAACAGAAGGCGACTGATAAAAGTATTGATGCCATCAAATACGGTGCCGGCAAGACGTTTGAAAATGTAACCGCCAAAATCTCTCTCGGAAATTCCTATCTGACAACTCAGGCGAGCATTGACCTGCGCCCGTTTTTAATAACTCCCGGCTGGCAGTTCGATTGGTATGACGGTTCAAAGCACCTGCTTATGTCGGGTCTGTCAGTGGGTACGGGAGAGGTTCTTTCTTCAACCGAACTCGTTGGCGATCCCGGATTTGATAATGCAGGGTATTGGGTTGTAGACGCGGGGGCGACGGTAAACGCTGCCGGGAATGGCAAGCTCGTCTTTACCGCTGCGGGAAGCGCAAAAGGGGCGATCAAAAACGGCATTTTGCCGAAACACGTCAATACTCTGTATAAGTCAACGCTGACAATAGACTCCATTTCATCCGGCAACGTAAAGTTTTACACGCGCGGCATTACCAGCCCGTCAACGGGATTTACCACCCCCGGAGCCGTATCAGATTACATCATCACGCCGAACTCATTTGGCACGTATATAGGCATCCTTGCCGGAGCCGCAAACACCACGGCACAGTGCGATAATTATTCAGTCAAGCAGGTTATCGGCGCAGATATTACCGGTGGGATGTTCAGCGATCCCGTCGATGGAGGCGTGGATATAAACGTCGCCTCGTGGACGCTCACGATAACCAAGGCGAGCAGCGCCCTTTATCCCATCATCACGCTGGGAGACAGCAAGCACGCATATGGAGAATGGCAGGCGGACTTCATTACCGCCCTTCAAGCCGCTGATGCCACGCAAAGTTTCGGGTATGAAAATCAGGCGCTAACTGGCACTACGGTTGCACAGTGGGCGTCGACATGGGCGGATGCCGCTGTTACGAACCTCGCCAAATATCATAACAGGACGGAGTACCCCCTGCGGGTGCTCATCAGCTTGGGGGGGAACGATGTCTTGGCCCTTCCCGCCGAGGCGACATTTAAGGCAAACTATCAGGCCATCATTTCCAAGCTCGTCGCCAAGTGGCCCAATATAAAAATATACCTCACGAAACCGTGGCGACGTACTTACGGTGCCGAGTGCCTCACGGTTGCGGGCTGGGTTGACTATATCGTGTCGCAGAACCCCGGAGTGGTTTTTGTAGGGCATGACGAAAACGTCTGGATGGAGGGCGGTGATGACGGGGCGACGATGAGTTCTGATGGTACGCACTACAGTGCCGCCGGGAATGCGGAGGTTATCAACCAGTGGAAGACGGCGCTGGGGTATTAAGTTAGGAAGAGGACGGGCCGGACGCTGACACGTCCACCGGAAAAGGGAACCGGTTGCCCGCCCAACAAAATACATAACAGGAAAAGGAAATCTTCCGTAGATGGGTCTGATGGAAAGCTAATGCCATACACAATGACAACGGATGTGAAAATAAAGCGTCCAACAACAATCAAAAAGAGCAAGGCTGATTCTCCATTTCAAAAGAGCAAGAGAATTCAGCTTGATTATGAACGGGCTTTAAGAAGCCTTTCAAGAGAAGTGAACAAGCTGATAAGAGGCTATAACCCCAAAGACGTTATCTCCGCAGAAGCCCTCAAAAGGGCTTTGAATAAATACAGTGAGATTATAAGCCCATGGGCATTGACTGTTGTGAACAAAGTTCTAAGAGAAGTTGACAAGCAGGATATCAATGCCTGGAAGACCCATAGTCAGCGAATGAGTCTTGCAATGAGAAAAGAAATCTTGAATGCACCAACAGGCGAAGCCTTCCAGAAGCTCATGCAGGAGAACGTAGATTTAATTACGTCTATCCCAAGACAAGCGGCAGAGCGAGTGCATAATCTTGTCATTGAAAATCTCGCCACAAGCAAAAGGGCAACAGAGATAATGGAAGAGATTCTCAAGACGAATAAAATAACTGAAAACAGAGCCAGATTGATAGCAAGGACAGAAGTTGCAAGGGCTTCAAGCTTATTGACTCAGGCAAGGGCAACGTATGTTGGTGGGGATTCGTACATTTGGAGATCCTCGAAAGATTTGACTGTCCGGCAATCTCATAGGGAAATGGAAGGTAAAATAATTCGCTGGGATACACCGCCAACCTTGAGTGATGGAACTGTTACTCATGCAGGGATGATCTATAACTGCCGATGTTGGACGGAGCCGGTTGTACCCGAGGGCGATTTCGATTAAGGAGGAAATGAAAAATGGCACTGCTTGCAAGCGTAGTGAAAGGGTTCAAAGGCAGCAAATATATGACGACCGATGAAGGCAAGAGACTACTTGTTAGTGATGGTCTTGAAGTTCAGGTAAGCTATATCGGAGGGTCAAAACTTTTCGATTATTGGCCTGAAGCTTTGGAATTTGCAAAAAAGAAGGCTAAAGAAGGAGGAAAGAAAAAGACTGTAACAATTTTCGATAGAAATAAATCCTTTTATGTAAATCCTGATGGATCAGTAACCAAAGACGCCAAAACCCCTGAGGAATACAAAGAAGCTTTTGAGAAAAGATTGCAGGAAATTAAGAAAGAGATGTCTGCTCTTGAATCGAAAGGGAAAGTGGAGACTTTGACCCTTGAGCATAAAAGTCTCCATAATGAAAAGAAAGATCTCGAAAAGACCCTCTCAGAAATCAAAGCCGGCACCTGGTGGGGCGGGAAGATTGGTGATGGTATTTTTGGAAAACAATACGAAAAATCAACAGAATGGAAGAGAGATGCTTTATCAAAGGGTTATACTGTAGAATTGCAGAAGAGGGGAAACGAAAGAACTTTAGTTGCGTTCGATAAGAAAAATATCAACAAAGGATATTTTTCTTATGGAAACGGCATCGGAGTTTTAGACGAACAAACGCCTAAGATAGGAGATACAGTGGCTTATCGGGGATACCTGATTACTTCTTTATCCAATGGAAAATTTCGTATAGACAAAGGTGGTTTTTGTATTCAGCATGAAACACCAACTTTTGAATCGGCAAAAAAGATTATTGACGAATTGGTCTAACCGAAGAGGAATCTTTCATGACCACAAAAGGCGGCATAAATTCTTACTGGTCAACTCTTGACGAAATAAGAGAGTTGTCAAGATATCCAATTTCTACTCTCAGAAGAATTTATGAATATGGTTTGCCAAGAAGATCAGATTGGGCGGGCATGGATAAGAAAAAGATAACAAGCTTTATTGAACAGAGATTGGGCATTAAAAAACTTTGACGCTGAATATAAAAATATGTTTTGATTTCTCCAGTAATAATATAAAAAGAGAGTAACAGATACGATGAATCCTTTGATGGTAAAAAGAGTTATGAAAGACTCAGAAAACGCGAAAAAGAAAAAGGAGTTGCAAGATGTTTTAAAGCGTATTGGTGTTTTGCCGGATGACGCTGTTGGTTGCATCACAATTCATGTAAACAATGGTAGCGTGGCTAAGGTGATACCAGCTTTAGAAGCGTTGCGGTCTTGATATAATTAAATAGGTTCTTTCGCCCCCATCCTTCGCCCCGGATGGCCTCGTGAAGCCCACTGATAGCTCTTAATAGAGTCGTCAGTGGGCTTTTTTTATTTAGGAGGAAGAAATGTTACTCAGTCAGTTAAAGAAAATCGAGAATGGTCGTGTAATTACGAAAGATGCTTCTCTGCTTGGTTATCGAGTTGTAATTACGGGCAAGGAGCATGACTGGAATGTCTCTGCTATTGTTCGCGGGGAAGAAGTAAAAAAAGCATGGGGGATGAATAAGACCGAAGCCTATCGAAAGGCGAAAATTCTATCGGAAGCCTATACGGATGAAAATGGGCAATCATTGAAGATAGATTTGCCTGTAAATTTTTTTCAAGCCAAAGATGCCGAGAATACGATCAAATATAAGACTTTCATAATTACGGAGCATTCTGATGGAACTTGCACGATTAGAAAGCCTGCTGGTTCTCGCATGGGTGGCTCCGCTGATTATCCTTCTGTTGAGGCGGCAAAGAAAGCAATTGACGAAGGAGAGAAAAGGATTATGGGGGACACCAAAGATGCTTCCCTTGAAAGCCTTCAAAGGCAGCTTGAGCAGGCGAAGCGCGAAGGTGATACTTCCTGGGCAAAAGAGCTTGAAGGTGAAATCGAGAATCTGAAACGCGAGAATGAATCGCAGGCGAAAGATGCAGATAAATTGATATTCGGACATACATGGGCGGAAATACAAGCAATGCAAAAAGGAACATATAAAGCACCTACCATCAAAACGACACCGGGGAAGGATTATGGCTGTGATCCGATAGGAAATGGTATGTATAAAATGGTACCATCGGGGGATATAGTAAATGAGCAAGAAAGGAACAAAAGGTTAGGCCGAGCCAAGGACTCTTCCTGTCAAATTAAAGACATTGCCTACGGTGGCAAGGGTTACAAGTGTATGAAGTGCGGCGCAACCGATGTCATGCCTGGCCTGATCAAGCATAAGGCGAAGGATGGCAAAACATATATAGTCCATCTTTGGGAAGATGAATATGAAATTGAGATTATAGACAGCACCCATGCGAAAATGCGGTTGAAGGGGACGGAGCGTTGGGGGACACCTCTTCATTTCGCTCAAATACGAAGTGAGGTCATTTCCGATTTGAAAAAGCAAGGTGCAATAGAAGATCGCGGCAGATTTTTTAAAGACGAGAAGTCAGTCAAAGACTCCGATCCAATCGACATTACAATCTCTCTCAGTGATCCTGACGGCAGCTTGATTGCTTTCCTTAAAGGTCTTGCCAGAACAGCAAACCCGGGACACTCGTTTGAAGTCATTATGGATCCCGATGGCGGTGATGGTCCTCAGAAGTTCGGCTTCGATGGCGACGGTGCTTTTCGGATTCATTCCATCAACGGCAGTGAAGATTTCAAAACGGAAGACGCTGAAGGATTAAAAGAAGAATATTCTAACGGTTCTTGGAAAATAATGAGAAGGGAAGTGCCGGAAGAAAATATTCAGGAGTTTATCGTTTACAAAAACGGAACAAGAATGGGTGTTTTTGAATCTTATTCAAGAGCAAGACGTTTTACAGAAGGAACTTCTGCTGCTTAATTGTGTAATAAACGAATTGAGATAAACAATGCCCCTCACAGAAAAAGGCCAGGAAATTATGGCCAACTTAAAAAAAGAATACGGCGAAGCCGGTGAGCATATCTTCTATGCGATGAAGAATGATGGCAAAATCACAGGCGTTGATTCGGAAGACGCTGACGTCAAGCGTCTTCGTTTCTATGTAACTGAACAGTTAAGTCCAAACATCAGCAAGACACCAGAGGGCTATCTTTTAGCCCAGAACGTCCCTGTAGCAAGGACAGGCGAATATACCTACAGGGCGAACGAGGTTCCTATTGAAGCAGGTCCGGACGGCTTGGTGCGAATCCTCAGAGAGGAAGAGGAAGTTTTTTCCCCAACAACCCTGGCAAGTTTTCAAGGCAAGCCATTTTCGATTAATCATCCTCCTGAATTTGTTGAGCCTGAAAACTGGAAAGAATACACAAATGGAACAATGTTCAATGTTAGAAGAGGAAGTGATGATCAGAAGGACTTGATGATTGCCGACCTGCTTATAACAACGAATGAGGCCATTGAACTTGTTGACAGTGGTATGCGAGAAATCAGTCTTGGTTACGATGCAGATTATGAGCAGATTCGACCAGGACTTGGAAGGCAAAGAAATCTTATTGGCAACCATTGTGCGCTTGTAGTGAAGGGAAGAGCCGGAAGCCGTTGCGCGATCAAAGATAAAACGTGTGATAGCTGCGGAAATTGTAACTGCGGCAAAAAGAAATCAAAAGACGAGGAGGGCATCATGAAAGTAAAGGGATTTTTGAAAAAGATCTTCCCGAAGGCGAAGTGGGTGGACGGCATCAAAGATGAAGATCTTGAACTGTCCAAGGAAGAAGAGAAAGAATTGGAAGAGAAGGCCAAAGACGCCGAAGAGGAGACGGAGGAAGAGAAGAAAGCTCGCGAGAAAGCCGAGCAGGAGGCCAAAGACGCTGAGGGTGACGACAAAATCGTTGCCCTCGAAGCAAAGGTGGACAAGCTTATCGGCATTGTCGAAGCCCTCGTCGCCTCAGACAAAGAGGTCCATGAAGCAATGGACAAATGGATGAAAGACGCCGACGAGGAAGAGACCCCTGAGCAGAAGGCAGAACGCGAAGCAAAAGAGAAAGCCGAGGAAGAGGCCAAAGACGCCGAAAAGGAAGAGGAATACGAGTCCGAGGAAGAGGAAAAGGAAGAGACGACTGACGCTGCTTATCGGGCAGAGATCCTTGTTCCCGGGACAAGACTTCCAAAGCTGACGGTCAAGAAAAAGAAGGCGATGGATGCTTTTCGACGTGACGTCCTTATCAAGGCCTGCAAAGATGAGACGATAAAGAAAACGGTCGATACCGTCACGAAAGGAGCGGACATTCTCTCCCTCCCGAAACAGACCGTTGACATGGCCTTTGCCGTTGCTTCAGAAGTTGTCATTTCCAAAAACAACGGCAAGATCCAGAAGCCTTCAATGGACAAAGGAAGCGTTTTCAAGGTCTCTAACGAGATTGAAAGCATCAACAAGAAAAACAAAGATTTCTGGAAGAGAAGTTAGGTCGCCAAACTCGGCCACGTAGGTTAAAAAGAGCAACATCAAAGAAAAACAAAAAAAGAATAGGAGGTAAAGGATTATGACTAACAGTTTTCTGTACAGAATGCCTGCCGGAATCGCAGGCGACGTTACCCGCGCCGAGCACTCGACGATTGAACCGCAGATTATGGATGCGACCACTCCCGTAACGGTGTATGGCGTCCCGGTCAAGGTTGTCAGCGGCAAAATTCAGCCGATGGGTTCTGGTGATGTTGGCTCTGCTATCTACGGACTGCTTGTTCGTCCGTATCCGACCCAGAATGCAGTTTCTGCTGAGGCTCTTGCTGCGGCAACGCCCTCCACGGTCAATGCTGCTGATATCCTTCGCAGAGGCTACATGACTGTGAATTGCGCCAACCCGACGTCATGCGCCAAAGATGGCCAGGTGTATTTCAGGAATCTCGTCGGCTCCCCTGCCGGAGTGATCGGAGCCATTGATGCGGTTGACGGTGACAATACTGTGGAACTGACCGGAGCGACTTTCATGGGCGAAGCAGATGCTGACGGAAACGTGGAGATCGCTTACAACATTTAACAGAAGGGCAACGGCAAGATAGTTTTTCGATAACCACAACAAATAAAGAATCAAGGAGGAGCAAAATATGTTTACTTACGACACGCAGGCTATCGACAGCACTGGCGCCTTTCTGGTTGGAGAGCTTGAAAGGCTCGATCAGAAGCTTCACGAACCCCTGGTATCCATTACCTGGACTCGCGACATTGATCTCCGGGAGGATGTCAGCATCGCAGACGAAACCTCAAGCTTCACGAATTCTTCATTCGCAGCGGCAGGCGGGATCAACAGTTCCGGTAAGAACTTCATCGGCAAGAACACCAATGCGATTCCCGGCATCGGCCTCGACATCGGCAAGACGGCAAAGCCCTTGTATCTCTGGGGCGCTGAAGTCAGCTACACGATTCCTGAACTGCTTTCCGCTCAGCAGCTTGGGCGTCCGGTTGACGATCAGAAGTATGCCGGCATGCAGTTGAAATGGAATATGGACATCGATGAGATGGTCTATATTGGCGACACCTCTCTCGGAGTGTACGGTCTGACCAATTCTGACCTGGTTACGACCGGATTTGTCGCGCTCAATGCTGGCGCAACGAGTCGTCTCTGGACGGCAAAGACGCCTGCTGAAATTCTCGCGGATGTCAACGCTTTGCTGAAGGCGGCATGGGCGGCAGCGGCATATGCCGTTTGCCCGTCGAAGCTTCTTCTTCCTCCGGCTCAGTTCGCTTACATCACGAGTCAGACGGTGAGCACGGCAGGGAATATCTCGATCCTGAAGTTCCTGGAAGACAACAGCATCGCCCTTTCCATCAACGGTAAGAAGCTCGACATCCAGCCGTGCAAGTGGCTGGTCGGGCGTGGTGTTGCTTCCGGTTCGCCTTCTGCCGCAACGGACAGGATGATGGTCTATACGCAGAACAAGGACCGGGTTCGCTATCCGCTGGTTCCTTTGCAGAGGACCCCTCTGGAATACAGGTCGATTTTCCATATCACGACCTACTTCGGGCGTCTCGGCTGCATAGAGTTCGTCTACCCAGAATGCGCATATTATTCTGACGGCATCTAAAAGGCCGGAAACGAATGGATGAAAATCCATTTAACCAAAGGGAGAACATCATGGAAACGGACAAGGTTTGGATAAACCTGAAACGACCCATTAACCTGGAGGCAATTACCATTGCGGGCGATGGCAAGCATCTAAAGGCGGGAAAGCAGGAGATCCACAAAGGCCTGCTTTCCCACTGGCTGATTCAGTCATTGATTGCCTGTGGTGACGTCATTGTCCTTTCAGGAGTATTTGAAGAACCGCTCAAAGAAGATCCCCCTCCCGCTCAGACAGAAACGGATTGGGAGGCGGTTGTCGGGAAAGAGGAAGATTTAGAAAAAGAAGAAGGCGAGGAAAACAAAGAAGTCGAGAATGTTCTCCCCAACGAGAACGATTCGTCTCCTCCTGAAGTCCCAGAAGTCGTTTCTTCTGAAGCTCCTGAAAAGGAAGAAGAAAAGAAAAAAGGTTCCAGGAAACTCAAAATAAGAAGGTAGGGATATCGTGGACGTTGCTTTGTTTAGAGAACATTTCCCTGAGTTTGCGGATGCAACAAAATATCCTCCAGGCCAAATTACATTTTGGTCTGGCATTGGGATAGAAATGTTGAATGCAGATCGTTGGGGAGATCTATATGATCATGGCCTGGAGTTATGGACAGCCCATCATATTGTTCTCGCGACAAAGAATGTCAATAGTGCTGCCGCAGGAGGAGATCCTGGCGTGGATACGGCGACAATAAGTTCAATGTCCGCTGGTTCTGTAAGCGCCAGTTTTGATAATCAAGCTTCTCTTGAAAATGAAGGTGGCGAGTTCAATACAACATCCTATGGTCGACAGTATCTTCGGCTGGCTCGTATCGTAGGAATTGGTGGGGCGGTGGCGTTATGATCCGGAACATTCCAACAGCAATAAGTCTGAAATTTGGAGCCGCAGTGAAAGTGGATCGGATAAAGGACTTATTGGAAGACTTATTGAATCTTGCAAAAAAGCAAGTCTTGGTTGGCGTTCCCGAATCTACCGATGCAAGAGAAGACAGCCCCATTGGTAATGCCGCTCTTGCGTATATCCACGATCAAGGGAGCCCACTTGCGAACATTCCCCAGAGAGAGTTTATGAGGCCGGGGATCAGGAAGGCGCAGGAGAAGATCAATAAAGAACTCTTCCAAGTTGCAAAAGCCTATCTTGAGGAGGATGAAGCGAATGTTGATCTGCATCTGCACAAGGCTGGTCTGATTGCCGCAAGTAGCATCAAGTCGGTGCTAAACGAAGGTGAGGGATTTGCCCCCCTAAAGAGAGGAACTACCCTCGCAAGGCTTCGTCAGCGTAAGGCTGCCAAGAAGTGGGACAAAGAAAAAAGAGAAGCCACCATGGGAGCGATGCATCCCCTCGTGAACACTGGTGAACTCCGAGGGGCGATAACGTATGTCGTTGAGGACAGGAAGTAAATGGACATAAGACTCCAAAGAGTGGTTTCCTCTCCTCGTTTGACACGGAGCCTGCGGGTGTATCGAAAGACTGGACGGTTTGGAAAGGGCGGCTGGATAGAAACAACTACAAGCCCCGAGTATTTTGACATTCGAGGTGTTGCTCACCCTGCAACAGAAAAGGAACTGAGACAGGTTCCTGAAGCAGACAGGCCAACGGCTGCTTATGCGTTCCTGACGAATAGTCAATTGCTTGTTACGAACAGCGATACTCCGGGAGATTCCGACGAGGTCCAGATCAACGGGGCAGGAGACAAGTACAAAATCATTTCGAGTTTTCCATGGGATGCCTATTGGGGCTACTTGTCAATCGGGACCAGGGTAAAAGGCGATTAAATGGCCGAGCAGATTTTGACATTGAGAGAATTGGAAGAGCTTTTCCAAGAAGTTACCTTGGACATGCTTGGCTATATTAAGTCTGGAAGCCCCTTGGACTACTCAGATGCCGCGTACTACGCCATTAGAGTTTCCCACAAAGGAGGCCCTGCTTGGGATCATAGTGAGGACGTCTGTTCGATAACGGTGAAGGAGGAGGATGAAGGTTATAACAGACAGCATGATGTTCAATATGCCAATAAAGACGCCTTAACCGTTACAAGAACAACAGGTGAGACAACGATTATAAACGTCCAATGGGTGTTTTACGGCCCGAACGCTTTTGAAAAAGCAAGGGAAGTTAAAAGGAAAATCTTCTATCAGGAATATCATGATTTCCTGGCCTCAGAGAAAGTGTTCGTTATCCCTGATATTCAGGCGCCAAGAAGAGCGCCTGAACTTTGGCCTCCGCAAGGCGGAAAATGGTGGGAGAGATGGGACTTGAACATCTTGTTCAATGCTTTGGTGATTGCAGAGCATGATGTTTCGATAATAACATCTGCAGAAATTGAGATTGATGACCTCTCGGGACAGGTAGCAGATATAGTGATTGTTGAATAAATAAGGAGGTAAGAAAATGGTAACACAGAATCTTGACACAATCGTTGATGTAACAGTAGAGGTTTCGCCGTTAGCTGCCGCGAGAGCAACTTTCGATATCCCTCTTATTATCGGAACAAGCGCGGTAATTCCCGCAGCGGAAAGAGTGAGAAGTTATACCGCTGTTGCCGATATGTTGGATGACGGATTTACGCTTACGTCTCCCGAATATCTCGCGGCGAGCATTATCATGGCACAGTCACCTGCACCGACTGAAGTTATGATCGGTCGACAGGATTTGACTGCTTCTCCTGCGGAGACGCCCCTGGCTGCAATAGAGGCTTGTCGTGAAGCAGACCCCGACTGGTACGTCGCTATCTGTCTCGCCGCAGTGACGGCAGATCATAAACTGATTGCTCTTTGGGCACAGACGGCGGTACCTTCGACTGTTTATGCATATACGACTTCGGATGCCGATGTTCTGGCGGCGACGGCAAGCCCTGCGAATCTTGGGTTGTATCTCAAGAATCTTGATTACAACAGAATTATTGGTCAGTATTCCACGACCCAGAGCGCGGTGTATCCGAACAATATTTACGCGATCTGCGGAATCATCGGATACGCCATGGGGAAAAATACAGGTCTTGCGAATTCGGCCTACACCTTGAAGTTCAAGGAAGAAACCGGAATCGCTGTTGAACCTTTGACCCGAACCCAGGTGCTTGCAATCGAAGGAAACAACGTAAATCTGTACCTGAGTTACGGCGGTCTTTACAACATCTTTGAACAGGGAAAGATGGCAAACGGCCAGTTCTTTGACGAGATAATCAATCTGGATATGCTCGTCAACGATATTCAGCTTTCCGTCATGGATCTTCTTTACGGAACCACGAAAGTTCCTCAGACCGATGCCGGCATAAACCAGCTTGTTCATGTTATCAACGAAGCTTGCGAATCGGCGGTTACAAGAGGATTCCTTGCTCCGGGGATATGGACAGGAACTCCCGTTTTGAATCTTAATACCGACGATCCTCTTCCGAAAGGATATCTTGTCCAGGCTCAGGCAATTGCGGATCAATCTTCTGCAGATAGAGAGTTGAGAAAATCGCCTTCGATATATGTTTGCATCAAAGAAGCCGGAGCCGTTCACTCCTTAACTTTAGGAATTTACGTAAACCGTTAGAATTGTTAAGGAATTAACAATGATAATCTATAAAGCGGAAAACCTGATAAATGGCAAAGTCTATATTGGCAAGACGTCTTATGATCTTGCCAAGAGACAATGGGGTCATTTTAACTCTGCCAAGAAAGGATCAAAGACTGTTTTCCATTGTGCTATCAGAAAGTATGGAGAAGAGAATTTTGAATTTTCTGTTTTAGATTATTGTGCTTCAACGGAAGAAATGAACGAAAGGGAGAAGTTTTATATTAAATCTCTTTGTTCAAAAGTTCCATATGGATACAATTTAACTTTCGGCGGTGATGGCAACGACGGTTCTTTAAAGCCAAATCTTGGTTTGAAAATGGCTGAAGAAACAAAACAAAAAATTAGAGAGAAAAGAAGATTTCAGATTTTTACTGATGAAACAAAAAAGAAAATGAGCGATTCTCGTAAAGGGAAACCTCACCCTCATTCTGCGACATTCAAAGGAAAGAAGCATACAAAAGAAACAAAAAAAAGAATAGGTGATTCAACGCGAGGTTCAAATAACCATAATTACGGAAAACCTAATTGGAACTCAGGTTTGACTAAAGATTCCGATCCTCGTTTATGTAAACAAGCAGAAAAAGTTTCCGGTCTTCCTGCTTGGAATAAAGGTCTTACAAAAGATATGGATGAGAGAGTAAAAGCTTATGCACAAACTCTCAAGGCGTCTTCAAACAATACCCTATTTAAGAAAGGACAGAAGCCTTGGAATTTAGGGATTTCAACTGTTCACTCTCAAGAATCAAATTTGAAAAGAAGTAATACGATGAGATTAAAAGGTAAAAAGTCGAAAGAAACTGTAGAGAAAATGAGGCTCGCGCAAAGAAAGAGAAGGCAACAAGAAAAGAACGTTCTTCAAATGAAGGCAGCTTAGTTTGGAACAGAAGGAGGTAGAAAGATGGGATTATCAACGACATACAGCTTTGAGGATTTGGCCGGAGCAGTAGCGCACCC